CCGCCTGCGGAAACGTCGCGGTTCGCGCTGGTCTCCTTCATTTCGGCGATCTTCGCCTCGCGGTGGTTGATGATGTACGCATTCAGCGGATTGACCGTAATCTGCCGCAGGTGCTCCTCGTCGACCTTGCCCGCGACGTGCACGAAGTCCCGGCTCCAATCTGCGAACTCTTCTTCGTTGATTCCCGTGCTGTCCGAGATGTACCACCGGGGCCGTCCGGCAAGCCGCGCGTTGTACAAAATACATTGGTCGAGCTGGTCGATGTAGGTCTGGGGATCCCTCATCACATCAATGAATCCGAAGCCGTAGGGAATCCCCTCCAGCGGGAACAGCGTGTCGAATACGAACGGGTACTTGCCGTGATCGTAAAGTCCGCGCTCTGCGAGTGCCGGGTCGTTCTCGGTCGCGTACAGCAGCTTGCCGCAGGCGAATTTGATGAGATGCAGCCGCCCGCCCTTCTTGTAGTACCAGTCCACGAGCAGCGCGCGCTTGCTGTCGTCCCGCGCGTCATCGCGGCGGTACTGCTCGACCGTCAGCGCGCTGCCGCCGGAAAACTCCACGCCGGGGTACTGCTCCCGCAGCGCGTCAAGGCTGGTCTGCCGCACGCAGAACAAATTCGGGCTGTCCTGGATATCTTCGACCGCCGGTTCCCAGAACAGGTTGAGCAGGTCGACGCGCCCGAGCGTGATTTCGCCAAGGCCGTTATCCGCGCTGCCGTCCCAGAAGACGCCATAGCAGGCGGTACCGTTCTTGAGCTTGTACCAGCTGCACCTGTCGTAAATCTCGCTGAAGTTCGCGCGTTCCAGAATCACAGGAATGATCTCCCCGAGCACCTGGGCGGTCTGCTCGTCGCTTCGCTCGCGCGGCAGAATTGCGGGCGTCGGCATATTGTCCATCATATCGGCGTGCTTGTTCATGAGGCTGTTCAGCAGCCATGCGGAGTGCGGGTCGACCGGCCCCGCCGCGCTGCCCTGCACCCGGTTATGGCGCAGACGGTACCACTCCTCGTTGCTGACAATCCGCTGCTCGAGCACGCTTTTGCCGCGCTTGTACTCAAGCAGCAGCCGCACGCCTTCAGCAACTGTATTATCGTCGATCACTCGCGCCGGAACCGCGTCCCCGCGCTCAGAATCCAGTATATTCACGGTAGCTTGTCACCTCCAACGGGTCGTATTGCTTCTCAGGTCTGCGGATATTCTCGCGCGGCTTGATTTTGCGTTCCATCGCAACATAGCGGGTTTCGTCGTAGATGTGGTCTTCGCAGTCGGTGTCCACGTCCTCCACATCGGCTTCGTCGTACACCAGCGTCGGCATGGTACGGATGAACTGGCGGCAGTTTGAGAAAACATACAGCATGGCCTTCCCGTCCTCATCGAACGCAAGCCGGTTGTGGATCTGCATCTTGCCGGAAATCCGCGCGTGGTCGGCCTTGTCGAAGTACACCCCGGCGCGCTCCATGATATCGGCGATGCTTTCGCCGCCCGAGCTGTCCCAGATTGCCGGGTCTGCAATGCCATGAATGCGCCGTCCGGCAAGGTTCGGGTCGTCGTGCTCGATTTCGCGAATTTTCCGTGCCAGCTGACCCGGCGTCCACTTCACGCCGGTATTGGGAACAATCTGTCCGTATTTATCTACCGCGCAGCCGTACAGCTCCCGCACGCGGTACATACAGCCGTCCGGCCCAATCGCCCACCAGCCGACCGAGAACGGGCGGCTGTAGCCCCAGTCGAAGCCGCGATATATCGGCCAATCCGGCGGAACGTCAAACGGGCGGATCACGTGCGTATAGCGCCGGTCGTCGTAGTGCGCCGGATCGTCTTTCCACTCGGTGAATACCTGCCCGCTGAAGCTGTCCCAATCACCCTCCAGCAGGGCGCGCCGCTCGGCTTCGGGCATCATGGAAAGGCTCGCGATATAGCTCGGGTCATTGTCCAGCAGAATTTGATTATCGTAGACGCTCGCCCTGATGAACACCCGGTCGCGCGTAACCGTTTCCTTCGAGCCGTCCGGGCGTTTGATGTCCATTTCCGAAACAATCCGTGTACCCGGCGGCGCGGCGATGATAAAGCGTTCCTTCACCCAGCCGTGCCCAATGCCGCCGGGGTTTGCGGTTGCCCGCATATAGACCCGCGTTCCCGGCCCATTCGGGCGGTTGCGGGAGAACAGATAGCTGTACTCCTCCCATGTGAAGTGCGTCAGCTCGTCGAAGGCGATGTAGTCCCACGCGCGGCCCTGGTATTTGAGTTTGTCCTGCGCCCGATGCATCGCGCCGAACTCGACCGTCGCGCCGCTCGGAAATGTCCAGCGGTGCCGCGTCTCGTTGAACTTCGCCCGTGGGAACACACGCGGATAATAGCTCAGGCTTTTGCCGATCAGCTCGGAAAGCTCGGGGTAGGTCTTGCGCAGGATCAGCGCCCGGTAGTGCGGAATGTGCACCTGCCGCAGCGCCTCCATCACGAGCGCTTCACTCTTGCCGCCGCCCGCCGCGCCGCCGTACAGCGCCTCGTACTCCGATCGCCGCAGGAACCGCGCCTGCACGGGCTGGGGCTTCCAAATTACGTTACTCATTCTCCGACACCTCCGGGAGCAGAACAAGACCGGTTTGGGATTCGTCCGCTCGGTTGTCTTCTGGACGTTCAAACGCTCCAACGTGCCTGCCCAGCAGCTCAAGCGCCTTGATCTTGCTGCTGTATTTCAAATCGCTGTCCTGGCAGTCGGACGCCGCCTTGTCCGCAATTTCGACGAGCTTGCCAATCACATAGTCCTGTGTGACTTCGGTTCGCGCCTGCCGCGCCTGCATAGCTGCTTGCAGCGCTGTCTGAACCTTAACATTTGCTAGCAGTCGTGACCCCTGCTCGCAGGCGGTACGCTCGCTGTAACCGGCTCGAACGGCGGCTTGCGTGGCGTTCAGGTCAATCAGGTATTCCTGCACAAAACGTGCCTGCTTCGGCGTTAACGCCACGTTCACCACCTCTCTTTGGGAAACTCTAAAATCTGGTGCCGCTGACCGGATTTGAACCGATACCCTCTGCGATACTCGGCCGATATCTACAGTGCTCAAGCCATCTGAACTACAGCGGCATATGCCGCCCCGAAGGACGGCAGAAAAGAAAGGACAAAAAACGAAGGTTCCCGGCTCCACCGGACACCGCCGAAGCGGTGCACGGCAACCAACACGCTTTCAGGAGGTACGAACAGCCGCGAAGTGCCTCACGGCGTCCGGTGCGGCCGGGAATTACTGCGATTGCCGACCGCGCTTTATCGCTTCTTCAAGCTCGGGGCACTTCTGCGTCCAGGTTCGGAACGTAGGAGTGGAGCAGCCGCACCGTTTCGCAATTCTATTGAGGCTGAACCCTTTCCGTGAATACTCTTCTATCTTGCGCAGCCCTGAAGGGCGGGTCCATTTTTGATAGTCGTAAGCATCCGAGTGCTGCTTTCGCGGTCGCTGCTTTACTTCCTTCTTGACCTTCTCTTTGGCTTTATTATGGCAGACCTCGGAAGGTTTGTCGTCCCCGTGCAGCTCATACTCCACGGCCAGCGCGGGAGACAGGGAGCAGGCCTCCCAATCGCCGCAACAGTGTTTCATCCAGTATTGCAGGCGGCATACCTGCGAGGGGAAGTCCATGCGCAGCTCGCCGCGCCCCATGGTGCCCGCACCGTCGCGCAGACATACGATCCGTTCTTTATGCGTGCCCCCGTAAAACGGACAGGCCGGTGCTCTCGGCATTCTAAAAACCTCCATTCCAAAATAGTACAATTAGTAATATTTATCTAAATTATAACATATAGTTGCTTGAAATGACATCAGGCACTTTGCACAATCTTGTACGCAAAAATAAAAGAAAACCGCCCCGGCTAAGGGGCGGTAATTCTTGTTTCCTCGTAAACAGTGCAGACTTGTCGCAATTATCCTGACTGCATCTCAAGCAGATCGAACAGTGTCGGGGAATCGTCTTTTTCGTCCTCGGTTCTGAGATAGGCGACAGCGTCCCGAAAATAATCCGGATTCAGCTCAATGGAATATCCGCGCCGCCCCAACTTCATAGCCTCAAGTGCGACCGTTCCCAATCCGCCGAACGGGTCGAGCACCAGATCATTCGGATTGCTGTACCGGTTAATGATCCGGTCGACAATATCGAATTGCAGCGGGCAGACGTGTAATTGCTGCCGTCGGCTGCTTTGGGAGGTGTTCAAGGTTTTCATGCGGTTCACATCGTCCCATACTTCCGGGATATCCGATGCAGGCGGGATAGTCATGAATGTTTTCGAGAGTTTCCCCTTGTCCGCCAATGCGTCCTGCATTTCAACGTGTCCCTCGTAATCGTAGACGTGCTCGCGGCAGAACGTTTTGAACCTCCTTTGAAGCTCGCTCAAGCCGAGCCGCGACAATTCTTCCGGCTTCAGCAGGCGGTCGCCGCTGGAACGCCAGAAAGCGTGTGCGTCCAACTGCCAGCGTCCTAGGGAATATTCCTCTTTGCTTTTCTTCACGGGCTCATCCGCGTAAGCCTTCGAGCGGTCAGTCGGCAGTTTTCGGAACAGAAGCACATATTCCGGACAGCCGACGCCCATTTTCGTCCCGTCCTTACACTGTTCGCTGTAGCCCAGCCGGTAGGTCTGATTATTCTCCCGCACAACGTCCGTCACGACGGTAATCATACCGAAGTACGCAAATCCATGCTTCATGTAATGCTGAATGCACATTGCGTGGAATGGCTCCATCGTTGGCATTCCCGTTCCGGTCACGCTGCCAAACAGCACACGATCCTTTACATGAATCGCTGCGACCCGTCCGGGCTTCAGAATCCGCAGCAGCTGAGGCGTCAAATAGTCCATCTGCTCAAAAAAACGTGCAGTGTCCTCATTGTGCCCGAAGTCGTTATAGCTCGGCGTGTATTCGTAATGGTTTGAAAACGGGATTGACGTGTGAATCAAATCAATGCTGTTTTCCTTCATGCGCGCGGTTTCTTCTACGCAGTCGTTATTCACTGCCGTGAAATTCGTTCCCTTAACTTCCACACGGCTCACCCCTATGCTTCGCTCCATCTGCGCCGCCGCATTGCGTGACAGGCCGTACTTGCGGATAATCTCGCCCATTTTCTCCTCCAGCTTACTATGACGGTTCCACTTTTCCATCAAAACGCGGTAAATCTCTTGCTCTGCCTCGGTGTAAATAATATCAATTACAACCTGTCCCGTTTGCAGAAACCGGTAAATGCGGTGGATTGCCTGTATAA